ATTTAATTTATTTTCTTATTAATAGAATGAAAAGTAAATTAAAACTTTTAGATAAATGTGAAGCATTAACACTTTTATGCACTAGGGCATCTTCTCGTTGGTCTTTTATTAAGTTCTGTTTTAATATACCACTTGTTTTTACTAGTAGTGCTATGTGTATTATAAATTCAATTAGTACCGATGCTAATGAAGTAAAAATCCCTAATATTATAGTTAATGCTATAAGTGTATTAATTATGAGTTTAGCAAATAATACTCGGGCAAGTGAGAAGTTTGAAAATTTTAAAAAATTATCACAACAGTTTATGTTACTCAGTCAAGAAATTGACGCATTAGAGGAAGATGATATAACAATTGAGGAATATAAATTACTACTTTTAAAATATGAGAATTTAGTGCAACAAATTGATTTTGAAGAAATACCGATTAGTTATAAAAATAGTGTTAGTATTACATACACTAATGCTAATAGATTTGTTCCTATACAATTAAATGGTACTATTGGTAATGTTATTAAAAAAAGACCAACAAGTAATGATATAGGATTTTCTCGGGGTGTTGAATTTAACGAGATGGTTTAATTAATTTTTTTTTTATTGTATTATAATAGATATAATAAATGCCTAGAAAAGTTGGAAGACCTAAAAAAGAAGATTCCGCTAATCCTAGTGAAGAAGAAAAAAAGAAAGAAGAAAAACGTAAATATATGCGCGAATATTTAAAAGAAAGTAAAAAGAAAATAAATGATGAAATTAAAGAATTAACTAAAATGGAAAATGATTGTGAAAAAGAATTAGCAAAAATTAAAAAGGATAAGGAAGAATTAAAGGAAGAATTGCAAAAGCTCAAAAAGCCGGAAATTAAAATTACCAAAGCTAAAAAAAATGATTAAAATTAAAATATTGTTATATAATAGAGATGAAAGCCGGAGATATTCACACCCATAAAAAGAAACGTATAGGACGTCCCTGTAAAAGCACTACTCGTAAAATTGGTTAAATTATTTTTTTATGTTATCATATAATAAATGATATGGATGAAGTATGTTATAATAAGAGATGATTTTAATTTTATTACCGATAAGTTTAACCCAAATACGACCAATACCATCAATATTGGTAAGTTGTTTATGTAATGCCAGCATGTATATTGTCGAACCATTAGCTATACTAGATATATGGATGGGATTAAAATAAATCTCGCCTCATGTTAGAATGGTATACGTGCAATTGAAAAAAGCTACAACAAAAGGTAAAAAATATACTGCTGTGTTTTATGATGAAGAACGAAAGAAAATTGCTACGACCTCGTTTGGTGCGGCTGGATATGAAGATTATACTACTCATGGCGACGAGGAAAGAAAACAGAGATATATTGATCGCCATAAAAGCGGAAATGAGAATTGGGCTGATTATAAATCGGCTGGCAGTTTGGCGCGGTATATACTATGGAATAAACCCAGTGTAGCAGCCTCGTATAATGATTATCTAAAAAAGTTTAATCTCTCTAAATATTAAATATGGATGATTTAGATAAAATAATGAAGAAGTTAAATAAAAAGGAGAAGGCTATAATCGTTGAGTTATTTACACAATTGCGAGATATTAAAGACGAGAATGATGAGCTAATTGATATGTTTTTAACTGAAAGGTTCCCACAAGCTAAGACTAAGGTATGTAGAAAATATAAGGGTAAAAATCCTATATTAGATAAAGTAGAAGTTTGTGAATTATGCAAAACACCGAAGGAATAAACTGCCCTTATTGTGGAAGATGGTTTAATAGAGTTTGTGATTATAAACGCCATGATATATATAGTATAATAAGTTGTGTTACTAAAATTAAAATAGCTGAAAATGATAAGATACATCGTGAGAGGCTTAAAGCTGAATACAAGGAGAAAAACCCTACCTTATCAGTAGCGCAAGCTAGACGTCGTATGAAATGGTACGAAAAACATAAAGAGCGTATATTGCAAGAAAAAAAAGATTTTTACCAACAGAACAAGGATAAGTTCCATGAATATTATGAAGTCAATAAGGAAAAACTAAAAGAACGTTATGAAGCCAATAAGGAAAAGATATTAGAAAAACAAAAAATATATCGTAAAAATAAAAAAATGATAGGGTGAAAATGATATAAGGATATGATGCATTATATATATAAAATGGATAATATGGATAATAACGATAATATTAAAGTAAAAAAACCACTTACAGAAGAACAAAAAGAAGCTCGTAAAAAATATCAAAGAGAATATATGGTTCGTAGAAGGAAAGAAGATCCAGATTTTGCAGCACGACAAAAAGCAAGTCGTCAAAAATCAAATCAACGTGAAGAAGCAAAGGAAAGAGAACGTATTAGAAACAGGAATAGAGATCGGACAGAATACTTTCAACAAAGATACGCAGCTCAAAAACTACATTATGCAGAACTTTGTAAGAAGATTGAAGAGATGGAAGGAAAATAAAAATTGATTAGCTTTTTTTTTTTAATAAGGGGTAAAAGCATATAAGGATTACCCACTATATAAATATAGAATTAAAATATTGAAGTATAATAACAATGCCCCCTAGACTACCCACCCTTGCATCATTAAATGCCGAATACACTCGGTTATTCGGACACAAGCCACACGGTAATAATAAAGAATTTAAGAAAATTAAAGGTAATCGTGTGTTGGACACACAGAAGAAGAAGAGAGAATTCCTTATTGAAGTAATAAGAAATAAAAATCAAGATGCACCTGCGAGAGTATTACAAGGTGCTTTAAAAAGACTTGCAGAGCAACGTAAGAAATATGTAAATAACTTTAAAATAGATTTACTAGAAAAGCGAAAAATAACATTGAAACGCAGTGATATATTAAAATATAGTAGTATTAAGAGCATTGTTGAAATAATACAAGATGTAATCGATAGTAAAAGTAAAAACATAGGTATTGAATTAAATGGAAAAAATCATACTTTATCACCTGAAAATATTAAGATGATATTAGATGCTGTAAAAGAAGGAGCAATGATGGAAGAACTTCCTGAAATATATGAAGATAGTAAGACTGAAATTGCATATACAATATTAACAGCGGAAGAAATTACTATTAATACATTTAATAAAACTAATAGAAATAATAATACGGAGGGTGCTTTCTTCCCTCATTATTTACAAGAAAATATTAATATTGATTTAACCGAACTACAAATATATAAAAAAAAATGCAGTGACAAAAAAAGAAATCTTGATAATTGTTTATTCTATTCATTGATGCAACACGGAGTAACAAATGAAAAATTAGAACAAATAAAAGATATGATCAAACTTAAACATATCCCTTTGTGTAGTGTTAAATTAGTTTGTGATAAATTAAAAATCGGCATTACTATTTGGAAGAAAAGAGAAGATAGGAATGATGTTGTTAAAACTAAATATGGTGAAATATACGATGAGATGTATGATATTGGATATATTGAGAATCATTACTTTGCAATTAAACAAAGTTATTATACCGGTTATAGCATTAAAAATTATGATTCAGTTAAACATTTAGATAATTTTAATATGATATGTGATAAGAATGGTAAAAAAAATATTAATAGATATATCAATACTTTTGATCTATTAAATTTAATGATGCAAAATAAAGACTATTTCTTTGAAAAGATTGATGCAGGGAATATCAATAAATATGATGAGATATACCTTGATAAATTAAAAGATAATAGTTTTGAATGTTTAGAGTATAATGATTGTGATTATCGTTTAATTGATTTTGATAAAACTAAAATTGAACCTGACCTAGAAGTTGATGAAAAAACTAGAATAGTGTATTTTGACTTTGAAACTGGTAGAATTAAAAGAAATGGAAAAATATATGTAGAGCCTTTCTTATGTTGCACTATTGATAATCAAGGTAATAAAAAATCATTTGTAGGTGAGAATTGTGCTTATGATATGTTGTCAAGTTTTAAACAAGATACTGTATTAATAGCTCATAATGCTAAATTTGACTATACATTTCTAACAAAGCATTTATGGAAATGTAAAGAAATATGTAATGGTAGTGCATTCATAACATTCACAGGATATTTTGGTAAAATTAAATTTCAAATTAAAGACAGTGTTAAGCTTATTCCAATGAGATTAGCTGAATTCCCAAAAGCTTTTAAATTAAATTATGTGAAAGAATATATGCCATATGATCTATACACAAGTGATAATATTAATATGAGATATATTGAATATGATGCAGTATTAGATTATGTTGATAATGATAATGAAAAAGAAATACTGGATGAGAATATTGTTAAATGGAAATTGGAAAAAGATGGATTGATTGATATGATTGAATATGCTAGACGATATTGTGAAATTGATGTGGAATTGTTAAGAGATGGTTATAATATTTTTAGAGATAATTGCATTAGTCATTTCAATATTGATGTTAATAAAATATTAACTATTCCTACTCTTGCTGATAAATATTTTATCATAAAGGGTTGCTATGATGATGTGTATGAATTAGCAGGACAACCACGACAATTTATACAAAATTGTATTATTGGAGGACGAACTATGTGTTGCAATAATGAAAAGCATATTTTAGAAAATGTTAGAGTAAATGACTTTGATGCTGTTAGTTTATATCCAAGTGCTATGTATCGTATTAATGGTTTTCTTAAAGGATTGCCAAAAATTATAACTAATTTAGATTATAATGTAGTGAAAAATTATGATGGTTATTTTGTGCAAATTAAGATTAAAAAGATTGGTGTTAAAAGAAATTTTGCTTTGGCAAGTTATATTGATACTGAAAAAGGAGTCAGGAATTTTACTAATGATTTAGTTGGAAGAATTGTTTATATTGATAAAACAGGACTAGAGGATTTAATTAGATTTCAAAAAGTAGAATTTGAAATAGTAAAAGGCTATTACTTTGATGAGGGTTTTAATAATAAAATCAATGAAGTAATTAAATTCATATTTGATAAAAGATTGCAGTTAAAAAAAGAAAAGAATGTAGGACAGCTCATATATAAATTAATTATGAACTCTGGTTATGGTAAGGCAATCCAAAAATCACACGACGATGAAACTAAACTATTTGATACAAGAAAAGAATTTGAAGTGTATTTGTCTAAAAATTATAATAAAGTGAAAAGCTGGATTGAATATGCTGATGGTAAAAAGTTTAAAGTTACTATTGGTGCAACTATGACAAATCATTTTAATCGATGTCATGTTGGAGTAGAAATATTAAGTATGAGTAAACGTATCATGAATGAAGTGATATGTCTTGCAGAAGATAATAGTTTAAATATTTATTATCAAGATACTGATAGTATTCACATTGAAGATAAAGATATTACAGTATTAAGTGCACTATACAAAAATAAATATGATAAAGATTTGATCGGTAATAATTTAGGACAATTCCATAGTGATTTTGAATTAGATGGTGCTGAAAAAAATATTATTGCAACTGACAGTATATTTTTAGGAAAGAAAAGTTATATTGATAAGTTGGTTGGTGAAGACGAACATGGTAATAAAGTTGAAGGTCATCATTTTAGAATGAAAGGAATACCTAGTAAAGTTGTTAAATATTATTGTGAGAAAAATAAAATTGATGTATTTAATTTATACAAGCAGATGTATAATGGTGACAAAATTGAATTTGATTTAACCTGCGGGGGAAGTGCTTTTACAATCAAACATCAAAAAGACTATACTATTAATATTCTTGATACATTTACACGACAGGTATGTTTTGCGTAGTTAATTACAACAGGTTAAAACTATATAAGGATAAAATACGTTATACTTATAAAATGAGTGACACCACTATTAAGATTGACCGAAACCTATACCCCACTTATGCAGATTATTATGTAAGTCCTCAATATAGAAAAGATTATTACCAATTAAATAAAAAAGTGATCGCAGAAAAGAATAAAAAACGTTATGAAGAAAATAAGGAAAAAATTAAGGAAAAACAAAAAGAATATGATAAAAATAATAAGGACAAAATAGCAGAAAAGAATAAAAAATATTATGAAGATAATAAGGAAAAAATTAAGGATTATCAAAAAGAATATCAAAAAAATAATAAGGAAAAAATTAAGGAAAAACAAAAAG